CGGCTGCCCAGGACCCAAGCGCCCCATACAAGATGAGTACGAAGCGGAAACGACCATTAATACTGTCTGCAGTCGTCTTCGATTCTCCGTCCCCACGGTAACGCCAGAACAGTTCAACTGTCCGCGCCACAATGTCTAAATCCGCTGCCACCATCAGATGGACATCGTCGGATCAACAGTAGAAGCCCTTTTCCGTGATTATACTCTGTGGATCGTGATTCTGAGTGTTCTGTATGCCTTTTCCCTGTATGTTTATTTCTTCCCGACCCCGTTATCAGGGGAAGGGTTTGTAGGAATGGCCCCGCAAAAATACCAACCGGTACAATAGAGTATCATGTCTGTGGATAAGTTGGTTCCCTATGTTGGTATCTTGATAATCGGATTAGTTCTGGGTTATTTTCTATCGGGCCGCAAGGTGGAAGGGTTCATTGATGTCACACAATCAACCTGTACGGTCTGTGAGCGCCCCCGTAAGAACTGCAAGTGCCCCATCGGTCCAGGCGGTGGTGCGGAGCCCATGCCGGATCAGAACAAGTGTCCCCAGATTGACTGGTCCAAGTATGTATTGAAGGCGTCGATCCCTCCCTGTCCTCCCCAGCCGGATATGTCCAAGTACATGCTGAAGAGCGAATGCCCCGCCCCTCCTGACATGTCGAAGTACATCCTGAAATCCGCGGTTCCTCCCTGCCCTCCTTGTATCAGCACCTGCAACAAGCCCTGCAAGATCGGTGATTGCCCTCCTTGCCCCCGTCCCCGTTGCCCTGTCGTACAGTGCCCGGAACCCAAGGCCTGCCCTCCTTGCGCCCCCGTGGAGCCTCCTCGTTGCCCTGAGCCCAAGGTCTCTTGCAAGGCCAACTACGCTCCTGAGGAACCCTGGTTAGTGCGCCCTCTGCTGAGCACCATCAGCAATATGTAAAACCATAGTCGTCATATCATAATTATGTCATAAAATCACGTAGTTTCGGTAATTTTCTGAGATAATAGTAATGGATACACGATTTTGGGGACCATCGGGATGGCGTCTGTTGCATTTGATTGCAGCAGATCGTTCCGTTCCAGAGCGCAAAGAGAAAGTCAAAGAATGGTTTGATCTCTTAGAATACGTGCTGCCGTGTAAGTATTGTCGTGCGTCATTTCACGATTACACGCAGTTGCAGCCGCTGACGTTAGAAATAATGGATTCCGCAGATACGTTCGGTAAATGGCTGTATGATATCCACAACCGCGTAAATGGGAAGTTGCGGGGGCAGGGTCTTTTATCGGATTGCAATCCATCCTGGCCCGCCATCAAGCGCAAATACGAAGCCCTCCAGCGGGGTCTCTGCGACTCATCTCCACTACTAGGCTGGGACTTTATGACGTCGGTGGCATTTACGACACCTGCTGCGGATTATGATCCGGTTCCCATGCCAGATACACCGGAACCTGCAACTGACTGGAACTCACTTGATTTGCACACACGGAATCGCTACAATCTGCTCACGCGCGCGGAGCGATTGGAGAAGCTGTCGGCTTGGTGGAGGCTGATCCCATCCATCCTGCCGTGCGGGGGGTGGAGAAAGGCCTGGTCGAATGGCCTGAAGGAGTCCGGTTATCCCCCGCTGATCCATGGACGCGCGTCCGTGATGCGTTGGATGTGGAAACTGGAGGAGAACGTTTGTGTGAATCTGAAGTGCCCGACTCCGCATTCTTCGCTCCCCGCGATGCGTGCGGAGCTCGCGGCTTTTGAGAGTAATTGCGGGAAGAGTAAGAGTCGTCGGAATAAGACATGTCGTGCTGTCCGCCGCAAGAGGTTACTGACACGACGGACACAGCAGCGTGGGCCCCGTTAGTATCCCAGCCAATCCCAGGATAGTGAGTACGAAAGAACCCTTTCATTGCCTCTGATTCACCAGACACAATGAAACGTTGTACATAGGACCATATGTCGGCCTCTGTTGATCGCGATATCTCTGCAGGTATTTCTACGGACCATACGCGGGGTACTCCATCATTTCCCGGCCACACCAGCTGTCTCTTCATACGCATATAGATACACATATTCTTAAAGCCGCTGCTCAGTAGAAATCTGCGACTATAATAAATGGACTTCGCATCTATCAAGCCCTACTGGATCTTCATTGCAGGCCTGGCTCTGTTGTATATTTTCGCGATGATCATGACACCCCGCGGATATCGCCCCTCCCATCATGGTCGTCGCGGTCACCCCCAGGGTATTCTATCAGGAGAGACCCGTCACATGCTCTATGAGAAGTTCGAAGACTCTCAGCCCACGTTCTACATGTTCGGCACGGACTGGTGCCCTCATTGTCAGACAGCTAAGCCCGAATTCACGGCTCTGGGTGCTACAAAGACCATCGGCGGGAAGGTGGTGAAGATGGTGTATGTGAATCCGGAAAAGGAGCCCGCTGCGGCGGAGGGGTTTGAAGTGAAGGGGTATCCGACATTCTATCTGGAGACAGCAGCTGGCAACAAGGTGAAGTACAATGGGGCCCGCAAGACGAGCGGATTTCTGGATTTTTTGACCCAGCAGTTAGCCTAAACGATAACCATGCATCGGCCACCCGTTCTCCCTGTGCAAATAGTCCGATCATTTCATCACGGGACATCTGAAAATCAATTTGGGTAAGTGTTGTATTATTAACAGCTATCCAATTTCGCGGGATATCCGCTAGCACATGAGAGCGCATATGCAGAATGTTGAAAATGTAGTCACTCAGTGTCTGTATGGGCCGTGGCACACGATTCTGCCGAAATTTATTGATCTGGTTATCTTTGCATGCAACCACCAACGTATTATCGTGATCGGGAATGCATTTCCAGGGGAACGATTCTGCTACCGCTCCATCACAGTACAATGCATCTCCCAGACGATAGGGTGTATAGATAAGGGGGATCGCAGAGGATGCACGAATGGCATCCAGGACACGGATGGTGGGATGTGTGTCTGCCGTAAAGAGCACTTCGCATTGTTCTGTTACATTGGTGGCGATGATCCCCAATTGAACCCCAGGACGTTCTCGGGCAAAATCGGCAAAGGTCCAAGTACTAGCACCCGGTTCCCATGTATCCACAATTTTCCCGATATATTCCGTTAAGGCGTCACCGCAATCCATTCCCCAATGAGTCGTATAATCCAGAAGGAGATCTTCCTGAATCTGTAGCATGGTACGCATATCCAGAACTTGAATACATTCATGTAGCCACCGACTGGTGCAGCCCAATGCGGCGACGTAAGCGGTGATAGATCCACCGGAGCAGCCATACCATGCCCGCACTTCCGTCAGGACATCTGAATCCAACAGACGTTTGAGAACGCCAAAATGTCCAACCGTAAGAACTCCACCGGAGCTGAAGCTAACAGCACTTGGTTTCCAGCGATCATGCGGTACCGCGTCCAAAGCCATTCCTCTTGTTACATCAAGGGGAATGTCGCAGCAAGCACCACCGCAGCTAACACCATCCGCTCTCTTTGAAGACCAGGCGCGGTTAGATGCAATGCGTCTCCAGGTCTATAATCGTATTTTGGCGAACGTACATCAGAAGATCCGTTATACTTCGACGCTTCCCAATTCTCCACAGATGACCTATTATGATGTTCCCGAATGGCAACCGGGATGTCCCCGATTCGACGTGAAGGATTGCATTTTGTATGTTATCTGGAATCTCCGCAACTCTGGATTCAAAGTGCTGTATGTATCTCCAAATCGAATGGTTGTTAGCTGGAAGGAACAATCGAACCAATATTATCAGGAGGAATCGCCCATTCGTCGGGCCATGATAGCAGCCACGAACCAGTCGGCGCCTCCCGCCCCCGCTCCGAAATCGTCGGATAAACCAGAAAAGAAGAAAGCGGCTACTTACAGGCCAGCAGCAGAAGGTGTTGCAGGCATGTTAGCACAGGGGAATCCGTCACGGAAATCAGGATCAACTATTACTTTCATCTAGAAGAGTCGCCGCCCACCCACACCACTGACATGTTTCCAGCTGTATTTGCCTCCTCCTACACTACTCATTCGTGCAGAAGAAGACATCTTGGTGGCATATCGGAGCAGTGTATCAATCGCCAGAAGCAGCAGGAGACCGATCGCCACAAACAGGAAGAGTTCGGCGGTGCTCTGGAGGGGGGTGGGTGTGGTCAGAGACTCCAGTTGTCGGGTCAATGCATCTAAGCGTCGGTTGAGTTCCGATGGAATAGGGACCATGGGTTCGATCATGCCCGTCGATTGCTGGATAGGAGCAGGTTCGGGGATCTGACGCCACAGCGTAGGGGCGCCGTTAAGTGGTGCCGGGGTCCCTCCCACGATGTTCTTCATATTGTGCGTTTTCGTCCAGTCGGGTTCCAGCATGAATGCCCGCTCCCACGATTCGGTATCGGCGGTTTCACCTGGAAGTGGGAACATATCATCTAGCGCGACGCCATTACCGGTTAGCTTGGCCCCGCCCGATTGAGGGGACTCAAGAATATCGTTGGCAGGCGGTGGTCGCTCAGCGGGACGATCGGGGTCCGGAGCCCCAGATAGTTGTTGTGGCACAGAGGGATTCGCAAATCCTTCTTTTGTGCGTGTCTTCTTCTTCTTACCCGGAGGAGCCGGTTGCATAACCGGTCCCGTAAAGGCTTCTTCCAATGAGCAATATCCGTTCATAACACCCTATTGGATGCCAAGTTCTTTTACGAACAGCGGGAACTGGATGGAGCTATTTCCGCCGTGTTCAGTAATGGATACCGATCGCAAACTGTGGATTCTTTTCCTGGCGACCCTGTTACTCTTGGCAGTATCTATGCGTCTCACACGTCAGCGGGAGGCCTTCGCATCATTCGATCTGGATATGCAGACATTGACCACACAGGCACTGGATGCGGCACCAACCACTTCGGAAGTCAAGAAGCATTACAAGACGTTATTGATCTATGCCGATTCGGATATTCGAAACCAGGGTACAAAGGCGTTACGTCTTCTAGCGGATTTCCGCGATCGTGTGTATGGCCCCCGCAATTTCCGCGCAGCGCTGAAGGTGGAGGATATCTTGGCAAACTGGCCATCCTGGATGGAACCGTTGGATACCACAATTACGGAGCCCGTTCCACCGGTTACGGATGCCGTAAATGCAGAGTTGCGTATGTTGGCATATTTGCAGAAGTATTTCCCAGAGGAGCCGAATCTGGATGAGCAAACGGGTTCCACGATTCGCAATCTGGTGGAAGATTTCGGGTATCGGTTTGTCTTTGAGCGGGGTGTGGAGACAGTGGCTCTTCGTCCGGATTTCCTCCAGCAGCCGTTAGTCCATAATTGGGTGAATCCCACCGCTGTTGTTTAGACAAAATACGATACAGAGGATAGAGAATGCAAGCACCCCCGCCTAATCCCATGCGTCTCCACTGGATTCCCATAGAACCATCCTGGATAGTGGCGTTTGGAGCCATTCTGTTGGCTGTGTTGCCGCATCAGGTACCGATCTCTTTCCGTTCGGTCTTACAATCGCATGTCGGTGCGGTGTTGTATTTGCTGATGGTTGGATGGATCTTTACGAAGACACCTGTCCTGGCAATGGCACTTCTGATGTTGTTTGCCGGGGTCCGTGTTGCCAATCTGTCGGAGGGGTTCGCCCCGATGACACTGGTGAAAGACAAAGTGGTAAAGAAACATCGTTGGTTGCAGGAGGAAGTTATGATGGAAGATCCCCATACGATTCAGGAACGAACGGAGGGGCCGGGTCTCCTACTTGATGAGGTAACAGGCGAAGAGTCTAATCCGTGGTTCGGCGAGGCTGTAATGGACGAGACCCCGCGCGGAATTCAGGATCGCCCCGTTCCTACTGGCCCCTATGCAACTGAAACGGAGTATCCTCAAACAAACTCCCAATAATAGAGTAGAGGCCAATGGATATCATATTTCAATTGTTGAAGCAGCCACTCTTCCGTTTGTTGGGTGCCTGGATTGTGTTGATTTTGACGGATATGCATCCGGTTTGGGGTGTAGCCGCGTTCCTGGTATGGTTAGTGTGGATTCTGCTACCGCGTTGGATCTCTTCAAAGAAGGAGCATGTAAGATTTTAGTGTTCCAGGGTAGGGGTAATGAAAAACAAACAGAAGAAATCGGAGGAAGTACCGGTGATTGCACCACAAATCCAGGCGCCTGCAACTGTCGCGGACAATCTGTTATTGTCGATTCACGATATTAACATGAATCCGTATATTCTGGGTATTGCGTATATCCTGCTGAATCTGGGTGGGCGTTTCATGGCACTGTCGGTTACGCCGGCACAGGAGGCCTTTCTGCAGAATATCGTGTTCCGCCCTTTATTGCTCTTTGCGATCATGTTCATCGGTACCCGTAACATGATTGTGGCATTCTGGCTAACAATGTTGGTCTTGGTATTCTTGCATTATCTGTTGAATGAGAACTCTAGTTGGTATATTCTGCGCGATTGGAGCGAATAGAGAGGCTGTATGGGCATATTTATGTACAATAGAATCGGATTGTATGATACATAAATGAATAGGAATCGACGACGACTTATACGTTGAGATTGAGAACGGAACCGACGGGAGTGACGGCGGTGCGACGGGGGCGACCCCGACGGCGTTCGGTGTTCATGGTGCTACCACTTCCGATACTGCCGATATCATCGTTCAGGAAATCGGCCATGGGGTCAGACTGAGAACCGATGCCTTCACGGAGGATCTGCACACCGCGGGGAGGAGTAGGTGGAGGCCCGTTGGGGGCGAAGATACTGGCATGGCCTCCGCTGATGGGGTTACCGCCCGCAGCATTCATCATGCGTTCGGCTTCGAATGCCTTCAGAACATCATCTACGCCGGAAGGACCGCGCATTTCACGACGGGCACGGGGCGCTTCTTCTGCTGCCGCCGCGGCCATGTTGAAGGGGACACGACTAGACTGGCTGGGTGCGGGTCCCCGAGGAGGACTGGGTGGTTGGGTTGGTCCGGAATAACTCATGGTGGGAGAAGGGCCGCCTCCGAAACCGGCAGGAGCACCTCCGAAACCGGCAGGGGGACCACCACCAAAGCCACCTGCAGCGGACATGAAGTTGCCAACACCACCCATCTTAGCCGCCATTGCCTGTGCGAATTGGCGCTGGAGTTCCGGATTTTCATTCAGGAGGTCGGACATACCAGGAATACCAGAGCGTTCGGCGGAAGCGTTCGTCAAGTGGAACATCACACCAGACACACCCAGGGTACCCACTAAGCGCAGCAGCGGATGCATCTTGGTCTTGTCCTTGTACATATCGTACAGCTCCTCGAAGATATCATCGAAGTCCTCCACGTTCGTATGTACGGACTCAGACCAGCCCTTCAGGCGTGGCTTCACGGGGAGACGATGACCGAACTTTTCATTGACCATTTCCACGCCGGTCACGAAGGTCATCAGTGCGTTACGCTGGAAACGGATAGATGCTTCCAGGTTACGACTGTCCGTACGCTTTTCGTATTCCTCCTTGATTTCTTCCAGACTGTTTTGCATGGTGACACGCATTCCACCCACACCAGTACCATCCAGGCGTTGAATCTTCGTCAGCAGATCGCGCTTTTGACGGGATTCCTCTTCGGGAGATAAGCGCTGTACGGGGGCCGACTGCTCCCCGCCCATAACGGAACTACCAGTATCCACTACAAATGGAATTTCAGTATCACGATTGATATGGATGTCGCTAACACCGGGGGCTGCATCCAGATTGACAACATCCAGGTCATCGACCGGGTTAATTTGGATAGTGGGCATTGCCCCGCCACCACCACTGGCACCACCAGAGGCGGTATTGAAACTGACCTGTCGGGGAGGAGCGCGGGGAGAGGCTGCTACCTTGCTCTGATTGGTCAGGAGACCCACACCCATGTCGTCTCCCAGCTCGATCACATCGTCGCCCAGGTCAATTTCGCCGGCGCGGCTCGCAAAAGAGGCCAGATCCTGTGCGGAAGGCTTGAAACCACTGTTTTCTACAAACTGTACGCTCATATCGTTGTCTTAGGACCAGAGCTTTAATTGGAAGGTTAAACGTGCTTCGTCGCCGCATCCAGGCACATCAAAAAAGCATCGGCCAGATCATCTTGTTTGACCTGACCCTGCCACCAGGCGAGTTTCTCAGCAACGGCACCCCCCACCTTGGTGAGGGTCTCCGTAACTTTCTGGATACCGGCGACTTTGCGACTGCGCTTGGCATCCTTGCCAACACCTGCGTCAGTCCCCTTGGTTTTCACACTGGCATTGACGAATTCCATTGTGCCGGACCATCCCTTTTCGGTCCGGAGGCGATGGTCCAGGAGAGTGAAAAGCATGATCTGGATGGATTTCATGTGCGGTGCAAATTCGGATGGTTGATTTTCCAGACGGATCCGTTGAGCCTGAGCGAGCCACGTCAGTTCTCCCGTGAGACATTTCTCCATGCCGACCAGAATATCTTGAAGACTCACCCCTTTGGCTTTGGGTGCCTTGTAGGGCATGAGTCGGATTTCCGCTGCCCGTGCTTCGATCGCCACTTTCGTCATTTTCTTGGCAGCCGCGGCCTCAACGCCGAGTTTCTCCTGTGCCCATGTGCGCCAGTCGGCCAGTTTCGTTTCGGTGAGATCTAGGGTTGGTTTGCTGGATTTGCCCTTCTTGACGCATTTTTTGCACAGGATTACTCCTGTAGCACGATCAATCCACGATGCTGGCCCCTTGCACTCACACCGGGTCTGACTCTGGGAATCAGCCCCGTCTGCCAAAAGATTGAGATTCGCCCAACGATCGATGCTCACAAGTCCGCCAGAAACATCAAACGTCGCAACACAATAGGACAAATTCTTGATCCCTAAATCAAAAGAGGCGATGATTTGATGTGCCATTTGTATTCTTGTTAGATTGGGCGGGATATTTAGATAGACACTGCAGAACGCCACTGTTTGAGGTATTCATAGAGCACGATGGATGCTGCGATACTGACATTGAGGCTCCGGATCATGCCGTACTGTGAGATACTGACGCGCGGTGCATCCTTGAGAGCGCGCAGCCAATCGGGCGCAATCCCGTGACTTTCGGATCCCATGATGAAACATACAGGCTTTTCAGAAGTGCGTATGTAGGGGCGAAAGTTCATCTCTTCTAGGGCAGTGCCACCCTGTTCGACGAGAATCGGCTGCAACCCCTGATCCGTGAAGAAGGCTGCCACTGCGCCACCCTCCATCATGGGCACCTTATGGACGCGAACATAGTGACGTCCTCCCACCTCTGGGCGGGCATCATACCGACGAACACCAACGATCCATACATCGCTGATTCCTAGGACGGCGGCGGTGCGGATACTCATGGCGATGTTCATGTTGCCATCCAGATTGAGGAGCATGAGATGCACGGGAATAGCCAATTTCTTGGAGAGGGCGCTGACGCGACCCGTGGTCATCTCCTGAAACGGTGTATGGACATTGTACTTGAGGGGATTCTTATGGACAGGAGCCGACTCGTCATCGTGGTCAGACATCTTGACTTCACACCGATTCCTCCCAGCCCCGTAGCACGATTCAACTTTTTGACACCACTTGTATTGAGGATATGCTATCCACAATAGAAGGGGGTTGCTACTTACGGGCGTCGATCCCGTGACTTTGGCGTTGCATTAAATATAACGATACAGTTATAAGCACCACGCTCTACCTGCTGAGCTAAAGTAGCACAGGCGTCATCCGCCTACTGTATGTAGATTACATATTCTTTAAATCAGAGCGCAGAGCCCCTACAATTCGCGAAAACAGGCTGTTGCGACAACGCACAATCTGGACCGCATCGCGCATGTGCAACAAATCGCGGATCATATCATGATTGAGCGCTTCCTTAGTAGTACCCATCGCGTCCAATTCTGCGGACCCCGTATGATGAATCCCCTTCCCAGTAGCGGCAACGGGTGGCACAGATCCATCGGCTCCAAATTTGGCACGAAACAGAGCAGCAGCAGTCGCATCATCCGTTGCCAGATAAACAGACATACCGGGCTTCCATAATTCACGTACGCGCTTCACGAATGGTGTAATATCATTCCGTTTGTCGGTATTGCGATAATGAACGGCGATATCGTAAGGTGGAGAATGCACCTCGTATGGGGTAAGGAATCGCAGATAGGGTACAACAAGGCGTTCGTCTCCCGCACAGTATGCTGAGACCACAATCACACGGGCTTCCGATTGGACGACCGCATCACTGTATTGAACGCTATGGTAGTCCAGCATAAGGGAATTGGTGGAATGTTCGTATCGCAGATCGGTGCGTGTCAGTTGCCCACGCCATCCTACAGGGAACACATCGGGCTCAGAATCCAAATCTGTTAGTTTTTCCCGTACCTCTTTATCGGATCCGATGAGGCGCACGCCAGGAGGTACAAATACGAAATAATGGAAGAACCCCTTTGGTTCATTGCTGTCGTGATTCCAGGTGGAATCCGTCCAGTCAATGAGCAGTGTCCGATTGGTAGTGCGGGCGATTTCGACTGCTTTACCGAGAGTCAGGATTCGATCACCGAACCCCGCGACCCCTTTTACAATGACATAACGGCCTGACATACGTGCATTTTGGGACAGCGCGTTTAAATAACATCGATTAGTAGATATGAGTACCCGCATCGGCCCTGGCCTGTATCTGGAACATTCCAATTCTAATTCCAATTCCAATTCCAACTCGTCCAACTCAACAAACGGCACGCTCTTCTTCCGCGGATCAAACAGTACAGCTAGCTCTAAAAAATCCGAATGGAATGAAAACGTTGCAGTCAAATCACCCAACCCGGGCGCACAGATCCGATTTGCACACAGAAAGACTGTGCGCCGCATTTCTCCCTCAGGCAAATCGCGCGCCATTGGCCAAAGCCACCGCACCCGCACCCGTAAGCGATTCGCCTCTCCCATAAAAGCCAATATAACCCGGCGTAGTTACTCCGCTGCCCGTTTAGTGGCCGCCGCCCACAAGCCCAGCTATTCCTACGATGAAATGAAGGAGTTCATTGAGAAAGCCCGTGCTCCTGCTGCTGTAAAAGAGGCCGCTCTTCGCTCAATCCGAATGAAGTATCCCAACTTTGGCCGCTAGGTAGCTTAGATAGAGCGAATGAATTGCCACCCCATTTCCTGACAGATCTTCTGCCACACCTGATCCTGTTGATACAACTTCTCACGGGATTTAAGCAGTTGGAAACACGGCAGGAAATCGTCCATTTCGAGGAGCTGACAGAGCTTGTAGAGAACGTAGGGATACGACAGGAAATTGGAGCGGCCGCGGGGACAGTATTTGATGAACGCGGGCTGGATTTCCTTGAACATGAACTGGAGTTTCTCCTCCTGCTCTTTGCTGAGAATCAACATGGTCATCTGTTGGTGAATACGGTTCTTGATCTGCTGCACATGGTCATACATCTTAGATAACTTGAGCTTCCGCAGAATCTCATGAATCTTCTCTTTCTTGACCTTCTTGGGGTCACGGATGCGTTCCTTCTTGAGTTCGGACAGAACGGCTTCGATGACATCGTGGGGAATGTCAGTATTTTCCTTGGCCTGGAATTGTGCCAGCCATTCATTGAAGTGGTTGATCTTCTTGTAGGCGAAGTAGGTGATTTCACGGGGTGGATCCTTGTAGCTGGGCTTTTCGGAATCGATGAGGATGAACTCTTCGTATCCGCACTTGGGGCAGCCCAACATGGCTTCATTCTGATAGAACGTCATTTCGACGTCGCATGCAGGGCAACACCCCCATCCTGGTTCAATACCGGATCCAGGCATGATACCGCTCTTGATGGCAGACGGTTCCACGACGGCCAGATATTTCTCCAGAATCTTGTCGCGATTCATACCGTCAGAGGAGTCGATCTCACTGGCCTTAATCTTGAGTTTCCCTTTCTCTTTTGTTGCAGCGGCGGCGGCCGTTTCGGCATCGGTAGCAGGTTCGACAAAATAACTGAGAACGGAGTTGGATGGCATTCGCATCTGTTGTGCGACAGGCATAGCATCCCCCTTTGCCAACGATTCCTGTGCATCATAATACTGAAAAAGGATGTCGCCCACATTCAGGAAATAATCGATGCGGCTATCATCCCGTTTGATGCTGGCAATACGCTTGCGCAGCTCTTCCATACGATCACTAAGCTGTCGCCACTCATCTGTCAGTACAGAGGTTTCGGAGATGGCATTCATCTGTTGTTCTATCTCTTCTAATTCAATTTCCATAGAGGTTAGTGACCCATGTGAGTCTTCAAATTCGCGCAACTTCTGTTGATGATGTGCCTCAAGGGTGGTGGGGCGATTTCCGTGTTTGGATGACCCGCTTTTAACATCCGGAATAACATCGCTTACCAGCACATCACGCAGTTGTATGGACATTCAATTACAAGTGCTTCATGCGGCCTCTTTAGGCCTATTACATTCTGCGGCTGGAGGACGGAATTAGAGACCCTCCGGTTTTTGCGGAAAATGCTCCCGGTGTCCGGATTTTTTTCTAACACAGGAGTATAAGCAATGTCTGGTGGTGGTTTAATGCAGCTCGTAGCCTACGGTGCCCAGGATGTATACCTGACGGCCAACCCTCAAGTAACTTTCTTCAAGCAGCTGTACCGTCGTCACTCTAACTTCTCTATGGAGTCCATCGAGCAGACCTTCAACGGTGTGGCCAACTTCGGTAAGCGTGTGACCTGCACTATCTCCCGTAACGGTGATCTGATCTACCGTGTGTACCTGCAGGCCACTCTGCCCCAGGTCGCCCTGGCCTCTACTGATGGCTCTGGTGCCCAGTTCCGCTGGCTCAACTGGGTGGGCCACAATCTGATCCGCAACGTCGAGATCGAGATCGGTGGTCAGAAGATCGACAAGCACTACGGTGACTGGCTGCACATCTGGAATGAGCTGACCCGCCCTGCCGGCAAGCAGGCCGGTTACGCCGAGATGGTTGGTAACGTCCCTGAGCTGGTGAACACCATCGCCCAGTACGGCCCTGGCTCTGCCTGCGACAACGACTGCGTTGGCGGTGAGCCCCACGCCTCTGACGAGGACCGCAGCTGCGCCCCTGAGTACACTCTGTACATCCCTCTGCAGTTCTGGTTCAACCGTCACGCCGGTCTGGCCCTGCCTCTGATTGCTCTGCAGTACCACGAGGTGAAGATCAACCTCGAGTTCAACGAGCTGCGCAACCTGTGCTGGTCCAACACCCAGGCCATCAAGGACCGTGTGAATTCCACCGGCCTGGTGTCTGCCTCTCTGTACGTGGATTACATCTACCTGGACACTGAGGAGCGTCGTCGTTTCGCCCAGGTGGCCCACGAGTACCTGATCGAGCAGCTGCAGTTCACTGGCGATGAGTCCGTGACCTCCAGTGCCAACAAGATCAAGATGTCCTTCAACCACCCCGTGAAGGAGCTGATCTGGGTTGTGCAGCGCGATTCCTTCGTGTCCTGCGACGACAACGTGGTGAACCCGTGGAAGGGCCAGCAGCCGTTCAACTACTCCGACTGGTGGGACCGCTCCATCCTGGAGTCT